GTTGTTGGTCAAGGATTCTCTGGTAAGAAGACTCAACTTGGAGTTAAGATGTCCAAGACAGTTAAAAAGGTTGGGTGTTTAAACTTAAAGACTTTAATCGAATCTGATAAGATTACTTTTAAAGATTATGAGATTATTGCTGAATTAACAACGTTTATTCAAAAGAGTAATTCGTTTGAGGCAGAGGATGGATGTAACGATGACCTTGCAATGTGTCTTGTCATATATGCATGGTTAGTTGAACAAGATTACTTTAAAGAGATAACAGATCAAGATGTAAGAAAAAGATTATATGACGAACAGAAGAATCAAATAGAGCAAGATATGGCTCCGTTTGGATTTATAGAGAATGGTCTTGATGATGAGAGTTTTGTTGATAATACTGGAGACAGGTGGTATACAGATGAGTATGGTGATATGTCCTACATGTGGGAGTATAAGTAGTAGCCCTATTCTAAAGTTATATTTTAATAAATATCTCTAGAACAAAACTGAGAATTTTTGGAGACATAGAACATGGCAACTCCTCAATTATCTCCTGGTGTACTAACTAGAGAAGTTGACTTAACCGTCGGAAGAGCGGAAAACGTTCTTGACAATATTGGAGGTATCGCAGGACCATTTGAAATTGGACCTGTATCGGAACCTATAGATATTGCTACAGAGCAAGACCTTATCAGTACATTTGGAAAACCCTATGATACCGATGCTCAATATGAGTACTGGATGTCAGCATCGCAGTACCTCTCATACGGTGGTGTTCTTAAGGTAATTAGATCGGATGACGACAACCTAGCAAACGGTAACGTTGGTGTCGGAACATCTGCAGTAGCAACTACAAAGATTAAAAACTTTGACGACTATAATACAAACTTTTTGGATGCAAATCCAAACTTCTATTATGCCGCCAAGAACCCAGGACAATGGTCAAATGGTCTGAAAGTCTGTTATATAGACGACATGGCAGATCAGGTTATTGGTATTGCTACAACAGCAGTATCCAATATGGGTGCTCAAGTCGGATATGGTGTCACGGTTGACATTAGTGGTCAAGTCGTTCCAGGAGCGGGTACTACTGAAGTCTTCAACGGATATCTAAAAGGAGTTATCACAGAATTAATTGATGGACCTGATACAGGAATCAGTGTTCTCAATATTAAAGTTCGTTCTCGTGTCTCAACTGGTGGTACACAACCAGGAAGATCATACGATGTAACGTATGCAGAAGGTAGTAAGTATGCATCCTTCTTAAAAGATCAAAGACTTACAATACTTGACTCTGACGGCGATGTTGTATCACCCGAAGACTCAATAGAAACTATTGGTATTACCACTTCTAGTGCAATTCAAGGTCAGCAAGACCAGACTTATACTGGAGTTGGTGGTACAACTGGTGGCGGTGGTGCTGGTGCAACATTTACTATTGTACGTAATAGTACAGACGGTAATGTTGCTAGTGCAACAATCGTAAATGCTGGTGTTGGATACACGGTTGGAGATACCGTATCTATCGCTGGTACATCAGTAGGTGGTTATGACCTAAATCAGGGTACAGTAAGTACAGTTGGTTTAACCACATTTACATCAGTTCCATCTGCTTCAAGTGGTACTTACACTAACCTAACAGGTACAAGTGCTGAAGGTACAGGAGCAGTATTCACCATATTCAGAGATGCATCTGGTGGTATTGGAACCGTCTCACTAACAAGTCCTGGATCTGCATATGGTGTTGGTACAACAATCACCGTTAGTGGAGCAGGTATTGGTGGAACAGCAGTTACGGATGACGTAAAATTAAGCGTATCTGCACTTAATAATGACGAAGTTGTTATTACAACTCAGACAACCAACTCTAGAGTTTTGGTATCTGGTGTTGATGATTGGTACAACTCACGTAAATTAAACCTAGACAACTCAACAATATACTGGAATAGCATCGCACCTAAACCAGGAACATCAAACTATGCTGCTCAAAGGGGTGGTCGAAATGATGAGATGCACGTCGTTGTTGTTGATGATGCAGGTTCACTAACAGGTATTCAAGGAAATATTCTTGAGAAGCATTTAAGTCTATCTAAGGCAACAGATGCTGTATCTGAAGCAAATGCTCCTCAGAAGACATGGTACAAGTCTTATCTTGCCAACTACTCTGATTACATTTACGCTGGTTCTAACCAGAGTACTGCTAATGATACATTCCATCAGTCATATCCTGTAGGTACTTACTTCCAAGATGGAAACAGAGTCTATGATGGTACTGATATGCCAACGTTATGGTATCCACTACAAAGATATCAAACAACATGGGATAGAGGTGCTGAAGGTAATACCTTTAGTTCAATTGGTGCTCAGACCTATAAACTTGGTTCTGGTCAGAATTATACAAACGGTGGTGGACTTAAGGCAGAATTGGGAGATCTAATTACTGCATACAACCTGTTTGATAATAAAGACGAGGTTCCAGTAGATTATCTCTTGATGGGACCATCTGGAGATAACCTTGCACAATCTCAAGCAAAAGCAAATAAATTGATTGCTGTTGCTGATTCTAGAAAGGATTGTGTTGCTTGTCTGTCACCACATAAAGGTACGGTGGTTAATATCACTGATCCTATTACTCAGACTTCAAATATCGTTGAGTTCTTTGGACCACTGACATCTTCATCTTATGCAATCTTTGATAGTGGTTTTAAATATACCTACGATAGATTTAACAACAAATTCCGTTATCTTCCATGCAACCCAGATATTGCTGGATTGATGTGTCGTACTAATTTAACTGCATATCCTTGGTTCTCACCTGCTGGACAGCAAAGAGGTAATATCAAGAATGCTATTAAACTAGCATACAACCCAACTAAGTCTCAAAGAGACATACTTTATCAAAACAGGATTAACTCAATTATTAATACTCCTGGAACTGGAATCATCTTATTTGGTGATAAAACTGCATTATCTTATGCTTCTGCTTTTGATAGAATTAACGTTCGCCGTTTATTCTTGACAGTTGAGCAAGCATTAGAGAGAGCAGCACAAGCACAACTCTTCGAGTTTAACGATCAGATTACGAGGGCAAACTTCGTTAACATCGTTGAACCATATCTAAGAGATGTCCAAGCAAAACGAGGTATCTATGATTACCTAGTAATTTGCGATGAGACTAACAACACTCCAGATATCATTGACAATAACGAGTTCCGTGCAGACATCTTCCTGAAGCCTGCGAAGTCGATTAACTACATCACACTGACCTTCGTTGCTACCCGTACTGGTGTTAGCTTTGAAGAAGTCGCTGGTAGAGTTTAACCCACTGGATGATTAAATAAAAAGGAGGATCAAAACCAATGGCAAGAGAAATCAGGAACATCACCGACTTTAAGGCAAAGTTATTAGGTGGTGCAGCAAGACCAAATTTATTTGAAGTATCAATCCCAACATTCCCATCTGCTGGAAACATTGGATGGGATGATGATACATTCAGTTTTTTATGTAAGGCAGCAGCATTACCTGCTTCCAACATCGCTCAAATTGACGTACCATTCAGAGGTCGTATTTTAAAGGTTGCTGGAGACAGAACCTTCGACACTTGGACTGTTACCGTCATTAACGATGAGGACTTTAAACTAAGGACTTCATTCGAGCTATGGATGAACCAGATGAGTAAGTTGGACAATAACACTGGTGCAACTAACCCATCATCCTATATGACAGACGCTTATGTTTATCAGTTAGGTAGAGGACAACAGAAGTTCTCCACTGAGAATACTGATGCAGACAGCACTGTTCCATTAAGGACATATAGGTTCTATGACATATTCCCAACGAATGTATCTCAGATAGATCTATCATATGATACTTCTGACACAATAGAAGAATATACCGTAGAATTCCAAGTACAATACTGGCAAGCGGAAGCATCTGACCAAACTGGCACTGCTGTGGTATAATAAATAGTACCAACAGAAGTTTTAGATAGTTGTAATGGCCAAGTTGTTTGGATTCTCTATAGAGGATAACGAAAAAAAATCCCCTGGCGTAGTGTCCCCTATCCCTCAATCAAATGAGGATGGGGTAGACCATTACCTGACCAGTGGATTTTTTGGTTCTTATGTAGATATTGAAGGTGTATATAAAACCGAATATGATCTCATTAAGAGATATAGAGAGATGGCACTTCATCCAGAATGCGATGGTGCTATTGAGGATATTGTCAATGAGGCAATAGTTAGTGATTTAAACGATAGTCCTGTTCAGATAGACTTAGATAATCTAAATGCTGGAGATGGATTAAAGAAAAAGATAAGAGAAGAATTTAAAACAATCCTTGAACTTCTAGATTTTGATAAGAAGTCCCATGAGATTTATAGAAATTGGTACGTAGATGGAAGATTATATTACCATAAAGTAATTGACTTAAAGAATCCTCATGAGGGTATTCAAGAGTTGAGGTATATTGATGCATTGAAGATGCGTTATGTTCGTGAGTCAATTACTAAAAAAGATAAGACTGGTGGAGTACAACAGAATGATGGACGTGAAAATCCAATGGATTCTCCTTTCCCAAATATTAAAGAGTATTTTGTATATAATCCCAAACAGAACGTAGCACCTTATGGTGGTCAACCAGGTAAAGGATCAGGTGGTGGAGTTAAGTTTGCAAAAGATGCAATCTCATATTGTACCTCAGGATTAGTTGATAGGAATAAAGGAACAACATTATCCTATCTACACAAAGCAATTAAGTCACTCAACCAGTTAAGAATGATTGAGGACTCTCTAGTCATCTACAGACTATCAAGAGCACCTGAAAGAAGAATATTTTATATTGATGTTGGTAATCTTCCTAAGATGAAGGCAGAGCAATATCTACGTGACGTTATGATGCGTTATCGTAATAAGTTGGTATATGATGCCAGCACTGGTGAGATCCGTGATGATAAGAAGTTTATGTCCATGTTGGAAGACTTCTGGTTACCACGTAGAGAAGGTGGTAGAGGAACGGAGATTACTACATTACCTGGTGGACAGAACTTGGGTGAACTATCAGATATTAAGTACTTCCAGTCTAAGTTGTATAGATCTCTAAACGTACCTGAGTCAAGACAAGGTGGTGAAGGTGGATTTAACTTAGGAAGATCCTCAGAGATCCTTAGAGACGAACTTAAGTTTACTAAGTTTGTAGGTAGACTACGTAAGAGATTCTCAAGGATGTTCAGTGATATGCTGAAGACCCAATGCTTACTTAAGAACCTTGTGACACCAGAAGACTGGGAAATCATGGAAGAGCATATTCAATATGACTTCTTATATGATAATCACTTCTCTGAATTGAAGGAAGCAGAATTAATGACAGAGAGATTAAATATTGCTGCTACTGCAGAACCATATGTTGGTAAGTACTACTCACAGGATTGGGTTCGTCGTAAGATTATCCGTCAGACTGATGAGGAAATAATCGAACAAGATAAGTTGATTGCAAAAGAGATTGAACAAGGTATAATACCTGATCCAATGGCTCCTATTGATCCTGAAACAGGATTACCAATGGAACCTATGGGAGGTCAATCACCAGATAATACTAATGGAGCATCTGGTAAAACCCCACTAGACCCTGAAGCACCAACCCTTACATAATATGATCATGACTGAAGATAGTACTGATTGGTTGAATCGAGTAATTAACGAATTGGCAAATCCACTAGATTCAATGCCAATAGCAACCAATCGTGATAATAAATACGCACCACCAGAACGTAGAGCAGAATTAGATGCAGAGATGGAAGCAATTAATGCAGAACCAGTAGAAGAAACTACTCCTTCTTGGTTTAATGTTGATCAAGAAGATGGATTGGAATATGAAGGTCCAGTTGATGAAGTGGATGAAGTTGAAGAAGAATCAATTCATGAGAAGATGTATAAGATAGCAACTAGTAAATATAATCCTTTTGCTATTGGTGGATCAGAAAATATCCATGATTTTGATAAACGTGTAGGAGGTTCTGAAAATAGATTATCATAGGTTTTTAAATATACCTGATTATCTTCCAAACATAGACGTATCAAAATATAAAACTAAAGGTATGGGATGGTTGCAGTTCCATAAGCAACTACAATT